TGTCACAACACAGCACTACTTCTCCGTATTCTTCACGGAAGTTCTTTAGGTGAGTCCTGATGATGTTCAGGATCATATGGCGTATTAAGTCTTCTTCTAACTTAACACCTTTAGAATTGTTAATCTGTGCCATAAGGCCAGATAGTAACACTTGGTTCAAATCAACTAATATCATTTTAATCTTTCATAACGAACGTCTATTCTAACACACTTTTTTCAGGTTGTCAAGTATATCCTGGAATATTGGCCCGGACTTTGTGGTTTTTCTTACCGCAATACCGTACCAATCTTGTGGAATTAAATTTGAAATGTATTCTCGAATATCGGCAAATACGGCCTCAAAACTATCAATATGTGTAGGTTTTTCTTCGTCCCATTTAAATAACACAATATGGTATGAAGGTCCTACGGAAGTTTCATCGAGTGGTTCACCTTTAGCTTCGTCTTTATATTCCTGACTTATAACAGCCAAAGCATTATCATCATCTTCATGGGGTAAAAAAGAAATAAAGTCAAATTCTTTTATTTCTTTCATAAAGTCTAGCATTGTAATCCTTTAATGTGTGATTTGCGTACTCTTACCATAATCCATGTATTATAGTAATCATCACTTTCAAGTGCGCCCTTTATAAACTGTTCTTTAGCTTCGAGATATCCACATTCACCTTTTGATTTGCAAAGGTAGATAATCTCTCGGTTAAAGTTCTCTTGGCCCAATTGTAACACATCTTTAGTCACCTCGGCACTACTACCATAGTAAGTTTGCCAGTCCGAGGATACTTTTATTTTTTTCTTCTTCCCCTTTACTACTTTTGTTTTAGAGGAGTAGAAGAATTTTTTTCCAATGTATTTTTTACCGGTTAATTTGTTGGTTATTAGATACACAAATCCATAATTGTCACCAATCATTTCCTCGGTAAAATCTTCAAGTTTGTATTTCCAATTTAATTGTCCCATCCTTCATCCTCATCAAAGTCATCATCCTCCTCTATATAGTTGGTGATTTCTTCGATGGCTTCTCCACAGAACGGACAAAACTCTGGATATTCGGCTGAGGTCAATTCTTCAACATAGGCAACATCATAGCTAGATTCACAGTTATGACATTCGGCTGTTATGGTTTTATCCATTATAACTCCTTAATGAGCCCAAACATCTCCCCAATTTCCAGACAAAGCACCTTTTGCATAATCGGTTGCTCTATTCTCAAAGAAGTTGGTGTGAGTTGGTGCGTTAATCATTTCCTCGACCCATGGTAGAGGATTACGTTTTACTTTGAATATGCCTTTTAGACCTAAAGATATCAAACGTCTATCAGCAATGTAACGAATATATTTCTTCACATCTTCTGACGTTAGTTCTTCCATAGGACCCATCTCAAAAGCTAAGTCAATAAACTTATCTTCTAATTTGACCATATTCTCGGCTATCGTATATAGGCGACCTTTTAGTTCATCGTTCCAGATTTCATTATTCTCATTAATATAGGTTCTAAACAGTTTAATCATGTTCTCTGTATGTTGAGTCTCATCAACGATTGACCATGTAACGATTTGACCCATACCTTTCATCTTACCATGTCTTGGAAAGTTTAACAACATAATGAAAGAGGAAAACAATTGCATACCTTCTGTAAAGGCAGAGAATGTGGCAATATGAGTTGCTGTATTCTCTTTAGTTGTGTTTTGACCAGAGATGTTCAACACATAATCGTGCTTCTCTTTCATGGCTGCATATTCTAAGAATTCATTGTAAGTTGTCTCGGGTAAACCAAGAGTTTCAATCAAGTGAGAGTAAGCTGCAACGTGTAATGCTTCACGAGCCGCAAACCCTAACAACATCATACGAACTTCAGGCTGAGGAAAATAAGGAAGATAGTTAGTGACGTAGCCGCCAGCAACATCAATATCTCCTTGAGTAAAAAAACGAAAAATGTGTGTGAGAAATTTCTTTTCAGTTTCATTCAGTTTCTTCCAATCTTTAGTATCTTCAAGCATTGGTACTTCTGTGTGTAACCAATGAGATTGCTCATGCTTTAACCACGCCTCATATGCCCATGGATAATTGAAAGGTTTAAATGAGGTACGACCTTCTGTAATATTTGTATTTGTTTTTTTAATCATTCTCCAGCCCACTCTTTAAGTTGTTTAGGTGTTTTAAGTCCGACACTACGACTAATCTCTGTATTTTCATCCAACAGAATCATAGTCGGCAAATTACGAATACCATACTCATTAGCAATTTCAGTATTCTCATCAATGTCATACACTTCAATGGGTGTTTTTAACTCGGCTCTTTCCAAGTTTTCTTTCAGTTGTACACATGGCTTACACCATGATGCTGTAAATCTTAATATTCTTTTCATTTCTTTTTCTTTTCTTCCGTTTGTTCAATACTTGGTGGAAAGTATGGCTCAATCACATAGTGCTCTGCTCCCCACCACCCTATAGCAGTACAAAATCCTGCAAATACTAATTCTACGACTAACATTTATCTCTCCATCAAATCATTCACAAAATCTAATAGCAATTCATGTTGTAAACCGCCATGATATTTACCCTTCATCCAACTATAACTATCATACCAAAATTCTTCACTTTCAGGATGACAACCAATCAAACCAATATTGTTTTGAACAATGGCCATTGGCATACCCGTGTTGGCATAAGTGGCGTGAGTTTCATACACACCATCACCGATGAAAGTTGGACCATCATAAAAGAACATATCTTGGTGATGACCATTATACCAATTTGTTGGCATATTCTTTGCATGGGGTCTTTTAGTACAAGTACCTTCTTGTTTTATATATTGAACTGCATCCACATTTTCCAATATATTGAAGTAATGTTTGCCAGCCCAAAATGCACCCATACAAATACCAAGATACTTACCACCCTTCTTCACAAACTTTCTTACATACTTACCATTTTTACCAAGTAAGTTATCAAAAGAATCCGAATCACCAAATCCACCAGGAAATGCCACCATATCAATATTCTTATCAAAGAACCCATCTTCCATTTCATTCTTAGAAAACAATTTGAAATGGTAATGGTCCTCAAGTGCCTTCAATAGTCCATTGCCAGATTGAACTGAACATTTTGGATCATTAATAAACATGGCAATTGTGGGTTTCATTTTAATGTGTAATCAATGTGTTAATATATCTATCGTCAGCAATTAATAATAGGAATTCTTTTCTATCGGTATCTTTTCTGCGTACTACTAAGAAATGAGTTCCTGTCCAATCTTCATAATGAGCATTAATCTTCTCATACATCTTTATTTTCTTTTTAATTCTTTTTTCAGAATCAATGAAGACAATGTATGGTCTTTTTGCTCTTGGGTTTTTAAACTTAATAGTCAGGTCAGCAGTCACCACAATTGTGACCTTTTTGCCAACTATTTCAGCCTCTTGACCATTGTGTATTTCAGCCTGCTTCTCATTATCAGGTGTAATCAAATCAATAGGAAATACAAAATCTTTTATATCTCCTCCAGCTTGTACTAATACTCTAATGTCTTTCATTTAACCCTCACAAGCAAGACAGTCGTTACCTTGGGCAACTTGTGTCATATCTAACTCTTTAATAACTTGTCTTTCAATTCTCTTTGATACCTTATCGGCCTTACCAATCTTCTCAGAACGGCAATAGTATAATGTTTTAAGTCCTTTTTTCCATGCCGTGAAATGTATTGCATGAATATACTTAATATGAGCATCTGGTCTAAAGAATAGATTCAATGATTGTGCTTGGTCGATATTCTCTTGTCTATCTGATGCTAATTCAATCACCCATCGTTGGTCTATTTCCATGGATGTTTTGAAGACGTCCTTTTCCAAGTCTGATAGAATATCCAAATGTTGAACAGAACCATCATTAGCAATAATACTAGACCAAATGTCATTATAATCATTTTCGTCTTTTGCCTTCTCTTTGATAATTTTATCTAACCATTTGTTCTTGTTTAAATATGCTCCCGATAACGTATCTTGACGATATGCGTTAGCACGATAAGGTTCGATAGAAGGAGAAGTATTTCCCATAATGATAGACGAAGAAGCATTTGGAGCAATAGCCATAGTATGACTGAAACGTTTACCAGTGCCAACAGCATCAGGGGCTTCACCTCTTTCTTTACCCAATTCCAGATTTGCATGGTCTAAACCTTTCTTAATGTGTTTAAAGATTTGGTTATTAGTTACTTTTGCAATTACGCCTTCGAAAGGGATTCCCAACTTCTGTAGATAAGCATGAAAGCCGAGAGCACCCACACCAATGCTACGCTCTTGGCTAGCAGAGAATTTGGCTCGTGCAATAGTATCAGGAGCATTGTCAATAAAGTATTGCAATACGTTATCCAACATCTCCGCAACGTCCCGTAAAAACAACTTATTATTCTTCCACTCATCATATGTCTCCAAGTTTAAGGACGATAAACAGCAAACGGCTGTTCTCTGTTCATTAGTTGGTAGAATGATTTCAGAACACAAATTGGATTGGTGTACTTTCAAACCTTTGTCTTTCAACCACTTTGGTAACTTTCTATTGCTAGTATCAATGAAGTGAATATAAGGTTCACCTGTGTGCATACGTAGTTCTAAGATTTGTTGCCATAAGTTTTTGGCCGACACAACATCCCTCACTTCTCCTGTATGTGGGTCTTTTAATTGCCAATCATCATTAGCATTTGGATCCAACATACATCTCTCAATAATCTCCATAAACGAATCGGGAATATTGATACCATGGTGTAGATTCAAACAACGCACATTGGGGTCACCAGTTGGTTTTCTTAACTCAATAAAGCTAGTAATATCAGGATGAGAAATATCCAAATAGGCAGCATAAGAACCACGGCGAGTACGGCCTTGACGATAAGCAAGAGAACTTGCATCATACATTTTAAGATGAGGCATAACCCCAGTAGACTTATCATCAGCAGAACGAATCCCAAAACCAATGCCGACACCGCCTCCCAACATACTGAGCCAATTTGTTTCAGATAAGTTTTCAACTAAGCCCTCCGCAGTATCTTCAATATAGTTAAGGAAACATGATATAGGCATACCACGCTTACTCCGACCGAAAGATAAAATAGGAGTAGAATAAGAGAGCCAATGTTTACTGCTGTAATCATACAGACGCTGAGCGTGTTCCTTATTACTTCCAAATGTCTTTGATACATATGCAAACCTATGTTGTGGTGACTCCTCATCCTCTCTCATGTAACTTTCTTTTAATCGCTTAACTCCCAATTCATCAAACAGTTTATCTCTTTCCAAATCTATCTTAATACCTAGATATTCGGTCATACTCATCCTTCTTATTATTATGCAAATTTTTCTAAATCAGGTGGAGTCCAGCCTTCTGGTTTCAACACCTTACCATCTTCCCTTTTAATTACCTTTCCTGTTTCAGGATTAATCTTTGCTAAATTAGAACGTGCAACTTCTTTCCATGCACCTTCTACATCAAAACCTTTCATGTAACAGTAACCAAGAATCACCCAAATCATATCCATACAAGCATCAAGGTCTTCTACCTTAGTCTGTGCATCCATGAACTCATTATATTCTTCTTCAATCAAATCAATATAAAGTGCTTCATTATCCCAATTCTTTTCTTGGTCACAAGCCTCAATAAATTTCACCACATCATTATACATTCACAAACTCCTTAATCATTGGAAATATCGGTTCAATTGCATCAGCACAAGCGATAGCAACTTCTCTATGCTCTTTCTGTGTTGCTTTATCGCTTCGGATCTGTATGTAGTGTAACCAGGAACGAAGTGTTCCGTGCATATACATTCTACTCTTTGTTATGCCTTCTGGCAATACAGCCCTCGCCTGTTCTTTTGCTATTCCTTTATCTAATGCAAACTGGTAAGCATCTTTACACTTCTCAATCACATCTTTCTGGTAATTTTCCCACCAAGTTTGTAATGCCAAGTTATCGGTTTCAATACTATTCTGCCTATTCTTGGCATCCTGTAATCTTGCTTCTCTCACTTCAAAACCTAACTGGGACGCATCAGCATACCGTTGACTAAACTCTTGAAAAGAGAAAGACCGGTGCCTCAAGATTTGTCTTGCTATATCCCTTGTTGTGTTAATTTCTAAACAGACACTAGCCATCTCTAATGGTGACCAATGCTGATTATTGATAAGATATCTAACTAGCTTTTCAGATGTTGCATCATTATTTTGATTTGCTGGATTTGATACCCTGGCTGCATATGCTATCTGCTCAAGCAGATTTTTGCCATCAGCTCCTTGTGTGTATGATATTAATTTCACTTCCATTATATAGTCCTTTTTAACTCTTTTTCCAGTTGGTAAATTCTAATTTCGCTCT